CGCGAAAACGAGGCGGCGGCGGTTTTGGCACCGCCGCCCCGCTGGAATTCAATCACATCGACAGTTCCGTCTGGGGCGGGGTGTCGGCAGGCTCTCCCCCACCAGTAGAGGAGGCCGGCGGCCCTTGACGTCCACGACCCGCTTGACGACGTCGTCGGTCCGGGCCACTAGCCCTCGCCGGCCGCCCCTGAGGGCGTCGGGCCGGCAGAATCTTCGCGTTCCACTCGGCCCGGGTCAAGGCCGGCGATCGACGCACGTACCGATGTCCCGCGCATAGATTCGTGCAAGCCCGGCAGAAACACGGTTAGGCGACCCCGGATTTTTATGAATGTAAGGACAGGGCGAGTCGGACTCCGGTCCGACTCGCCATGCCCGTCCGTCCGATCCGAGAGGTCCGCCGATGTCCGCCTCCGCTCCCGTTTCCGCACTGGTCGAGATCAAGCCCCATCAGGTCACGCCCGAGTTGCTCGAGGCGGGCAACCGGCTCCTGAGGGAGTCCGGCGAGGCCGGCGACCGGGCCAGGCAACTCCAGGCCTCGGCCTCGGAGCTGGAGAAGCTCGCCGAGAAGGCCTGGGCCGAATCCTCGGCCAAGCTCAACGAGGCGAGGGCGATCTTCCTCGGCCCCTCGTCGCCTTACGCGCGGCCCCGCTGATCGGACCCCACCCGCCCCACATCGGGAAGACGCCATGAAAAAGTTCCCCGCCTGGACGACGGCCGGCCTGGGCCTGATGCTGGCCTATCCTCCGATCATCCTCGCCTTCGACGCGTTCTTGAAGTTCGTCCTCCATGACCCGACCATCACCGCCGAGGTCTCGGCCTCGATGGGCCGGCGGGTCGACGTGTCGCTCTACCTGACCCTCTGGACGGTCGCGCTCTGCCTCCATTTCGTCCTGGGTTGGTTCGACGGGTTCAAGCCCTCCGATCCGCCCCCGGCGGACGACGGCGACTTTCCCGAGCTTCGGGACCTCACCGAGGAGGACCTCGCCCTCTTCCGCGAACTCGAGGCCGAGATCGCCTCGAAGCTGCTCGCCTTCCCGCCCCCGAAGTGACCTGCTGGGCCGTCCGGTTCCGGTCGGTACCGGCCAACCGGCGATCGGCCGATTTGACGGACTCCGGTCCTGCAAGACGGGAGTCCGAGTTTTTGCATTCCACCCTGGAAAACAAGCCATTTGAGCCGATGAAAAAGCAACCGCGTGGCCATCTTTATCGACGCGCCGGATCTCGCGTGGAGATCGATCTCGACGTCGAGACAATCCGCGCTTGGCGCGACCTGATCGAAGGCGGCAACGCGAAGTTCGTGATGTACGGATACCAGTCCAGGAGGATCTACGAACTCGAATGGCGGGGGGCGACCATCCGGGTCATCTATAACCCAGAGACGCGATATATCGTCACGATCCTCCCGATGGGATCCCAGAAGCCTCGTCGTCCCGCGAAGTGCCTGATCCGCCAGCTCCGCGCCGACGCCGACGAGCGAGGGGAGGATCAGTGGACCTCATAGGTTACCGCCGGGTCTCCACGGAGGATCAAAAGGACCGAGGGTCAAGCCTCGAGGCCCAGTCGGACAAGATCCGGGCCTTCGCCTCGGCCCATGGACACCACCTCGTCGACATCATCGACGACGGCGGCGAGTCGGCCAAGTCGCTCGATCGGCCGGGCATCCGGCGTTGCCTGGCCATGATCGCCGCCGGCCAGGTCCGGGGCATCCTGTTCTCAAACCTCGACCGGCTCACTCGCCACGTCGGCGACCTGGTCGGCCTGGTCGAGTCGCACTTCCTCGAGCCGGGCGGCCCGGTCCTGCTCTCGGCCTCCGAGCCGATCGAGACGAGGACGGCGGTGGGCCGGTTGCAGATGTACATCCTGGCCGTCGTCAGCCAATACGGTCGGGAGTCCGGGGTCGAGCGGACGGCGGGCATCATGGCGAGGAAGCGGCGGGTCGGCGAGCGGACCGGCAACCTGGCCTTCGGCAAGAAGCTCGACCCGTCCGACCAGCGCCGGTCGAAGGCCGAGCGGCCGATCGCCCTGGTGGACAGCGACGAAGATCGGGACATCCTCGCCGAGATCCTCCGGCTGAGGGTCCACGGCCTCTCGCTCCGGGCGATCGCCGACGAGCTGAACGCTCGAGGAATCCCCTCGAAGCGAGGGGTCACGAAGAGGAGTACGGGCCTTTGGTCGAAGTCGACCATCGGCGAGATCCTGAGTCGGGCCGAGTCGAAAGTGGGGGCCAATGCCGAGGGGTAAGGCGCTACATAGTATGCAACGCGAGCCGGCCCTCGTCGCCGAGCTGCGGTCGGCGATCGCCGACTCGAAGGCCTCGCCGTATGCCCTGGCGAAGGCGGCCGGGCTCGACGAGGCGGCGGTCCGTAAGTTCATCGGCCGGGCCCGGTCCCTGAGCCTGGACTCGGCGGCGAGGCTGGCCGATGCGCTGGGCCTGCGCCTGGTCCGGCCCGCCAAGCCCCGGAAGATCGGCAGGTCCAAGAAAGAAACCCTCGAAAGGCCGGACGAATCCGGACCCGGCGAGGGCTTGGGGTCACCGATCGATCGCGGCATCGTCGGGCCCGCCCCCTGAAGCCGCACCTGAGGGGGTTACGTAACATCATCGGTTGACGGCATCAATCCTGTCAAATGCGTTGCTTCAAAAGGGTGATCTGGCCTGAAAATGCCGGAAAGGGAGTGTTTCGGGGATCACTATGCCTTAAGATGCATGAGACCCTCGACGTTGAGGGCATGGGCCCAGGGCGGGAGCCTGCAAAATGCTGCGCGTGCATCGGCCGGACGACGGCAGGAATTATTCCCCATTCATAATTCCGGACGCCGAGCCGGAACGGACTCGATGGGTCATCAACGGTCATCCGGCGACCATCGAGATCTGGCGGCCGGGCCGATTCCGGCCCCAGGCGGCGGCCGGGAATGCGGTCCAGTTCCTCGCCGACGGCTCGGCCGTCTCCCTGAGGATCGAATGACCATCGGCCAGCTCTGGCGACGCAAAAGGGACCTGACGATCGCCCAGGCGGCGATCCAGGGCACGTCCATTCGGTTCCTGGCCGACGTCTTCGACCTCGATCCGGCCAGGGTCTCGAGGATCCTCCGCGGGCTCCGCGCCGAGTTCCGCGAGTCGGGCGGCCTGACGGCCCAGGTCCTGGCTTGCGCGATTCGGACGCTGAACCGCCGATCTGACCGGGTCGAAAAGCTGTTAGTCGATGGCCGGACTCGGCTTGGGAAATCCATGCGCCTCGAAAAGTCAGCGCCCCCTTGCGCGAGGGGTTGACCGGACCGCCATGGCCGAGGAGTGAACTCGACCAGGTCCCGATATGGGAGGACTGGCCTCCCTCGGCCGCGGCGATCCAACTGCTGACTGGCCTCGACGCTGAGGCACGGGCGACGCTGCCCACTTCTCACCGCCGATGGAGGCGGTCACTCATGACTTTGATCCAACCCCAGCTCTGGCGGCCGACCGTCCGCGAGCTGAATGGCCGCTTCATCTCACCCATCCTCAACCGAGCCGAAACCCATGACTCCGACCCCCGACGAAGTGGAGAGCCTGCCCTCGAGCGAGACCGCCGGCGAAACGGCGAGCCCGCCCGAGATCAGCGGCACGCCTGACCGGTTCACCCTAAAGCTGATCGAGGCCCTCGGCCTTGACCACCTCGACGTCGCCAAGGTCGAGCTGAGGATCGGGCCCAGGACCCAGTCCGCCGTGGTGAAGCTCAAGCTGACCCCCGAGCAGGCGGCCGAGCTGAACGCGATGGTCGTCTGAATGCTCGAGCCTCCAGATCAAGCGAGATAAGGAGCCGGTTCGATGACAGCATGGCGTCTGATCGGTTGCCTACTCTGGGGCGTAGTGACCCGCCGGTTTCACGGTTCCGACCTCGTCGTGTACGAGTGGAGCGACGCCCTCGAGCCAGAGCCGATCTACAAAGCGGTGACATTCGTTGACGGCTGGGGAGCCGTGCCCGAGATCCCCTGCATGATGTGCGGTTGCCCTCCAGACGACGACGCCTGCGATTGCGTCCACCACAGGATGGTGAGCAACAAATCGCCGCACGCCACGGGACCATCCGTTCGCGTGATCTACCTGGACTAACCAGGTCCGGGCGAATTCAAGGGCCAGTGAGCTTCCAAGTTTTGATATGCCCGATCGAACCCCTTACCTCGACGAGGGCCGACCGACGCCCGTCGACCTCGCCGCCCGCGAGCGTTCGGCCTTCTACAGCTCGAAGCGATGGGCCCGGGTCCGCAGGGCGTTCCTCGCCAAGAATCCCCTTTGCGCCCACTGCCTGGCCGCCGGCGTGATCAAGGCCGCCCGGATCGTACACCACGTCGTCGAGCGGTTGAGCGACCCGAAGCTCGCCTGGGCCTGGTCGAACTTCGAGGCGCTCTGCTCGCCGTGCCACACGGCGCATCACAAGCGGAAGGTGAAGCATGACTGACTTCTTCGAGGTGAGGTGCCGACGATACAAGGTCCTCATGATTGACCCTGACATCCTCATCCGGCTGGGCATGGTCGAGGGCATCGAGACCACCGGCAAGCCAATGCCGCCGGATGCCAAGGTGGTCCATCGCTACTTCGATGAGCGTGGTCACCTCGGCCTGGTCGTCGAGTCTGAGTCATTCCCCGAAGTCCCGCCTGGAAGCTTCCCCGCCTTCTTCGAAGGTCTCCGCTTCCGACAGCAGATCTTCGCAAGCTCGACGTTGAGGTAGCACAGGGTAGGCCCCCCCGAAAAGGTTCCGGCCCCTTACCCGGAATCCGGTGCTGGATCTTGCACGTTTTTGGAGTGAATTCCGGGACTTTTTTCCGGTAGACCTGGCAATCTGGGCACTCCCGGACGATTGTCCACCGACGCGATTTTGAAAGGGAAACTCGATGGCGAGGCAGAAACTTCCGCAGGGTCGTTCGATGTTCATGGAGACGCTCAACATCGTCCCGGGGAAGGACGTCGTCCACCTCGGCCTGATGGATTACGGCCCCGATGGCGAGCGGCCCGAAGTCGACGGCGAGATCCTTTACATCACCCTCCCCCTCTCGCAGTTCCAGCCGATCCTCCACCAGTTCGACGAGGCCTTCGAGTCCGACGCGTACCTGCGCACGGTCGGCAAGCGGGTGGCCTCAATCCGGTAATCCGAAGCCCGACCCATGAAGCGAGGCCGCAAGAAGAATCCGGAGAACGTCGCGGCCGGATCCCAGCCCACCGCCGAGCCGATCGCCGCCGACGTCGAGCCGCCTCCGCACCTCGATCCCGTCGCCAGGGAGATCTTCTCCCGGGTCGTCCGCACGCTCGCCGGCATGGGCATCCTGACCGAGGGCGACATCGACATCGTCGCGTCGCTCGCCGAGGTCAAGGCCCTGGGCCGCAAGCACAAGAAGATCCTCGACGACAAGAGCGCGCTCCAGACCACGACGACCGGGCGCAAGGTCTACGGCGGCGATTACCTGATCTGGCGGGACATGCAGGCCGCCGAGCAGAAGCTGCTCAACGACCTCGGCCTGACGCCCGCCAGCCGGACCCGTGTCGCCGCGGCCGTCGCCGCCGAGGTCGACGAGTTCGCCGAGTTCATGGCCCGCCGCAATGAAACGACCGCCCAAGCCCAAGCCCCCGGCGACTGACAAGAGGTGGATCCGGACGAAGGCCGATCGCCTGGCCGTGAAGCAGGGCTGCTACTTCGACGCCGCCGCGGCCGACTTCGCCGTCGAGTTCATCGAGACCTTCTGCACCCTCACCAAGGGACGCACCGCCGGCAAGAAGGTCCGGCTCCTCGAGTGGCAACGCGACCTGGTCGCCCGCCTGTTCGGCTGGAAGCGGAAGGACGGCTCGAGGCGGTTCCGCACCGCCTACATCGAGATCCCCAAGAAGAACGGCAAGAGCCTCCTGATGTCGGCCATCGCCATCTACATGGCGGTCGCCGACGGCGAGTCCGGGGCCGAGGTCTACCTCGCCGCCGTGAACTCGAAGCAAGCTCGCATCATCTTCGACGAATGCAAGAAGATGATCCTGACCTCGCCCGCCCTCAAGAAGCGGCTGGAGATCAAGGACACCAACAAGAAGATCCTCTACCGGACGAACTTCTCCAAGATCGAGCTGGTCACCTCCGACGCCGAGAGTCAGGACGGTTTCGACTCCAGTTGCACGATCTTCGACGAGCTGCACCGGCAGAAGAACTCGCGGCTCTGGGACGTCTTCGAGTTCGCGGGCCGGGGCCGCGAGCAGCCCCTGTTGCTCGCCATCACCACCGCCGGCCAGGACAAGTCCTCGGTCTGCTGGCAGGAGCACGAGCGGGCCAGGAAGATCATCGACGGGACCTCGCTCGACACCACGCACCTGGCCGTGATCTTCGCGGCCGACCGCACCGACGACCTCGACGACCCGGCCACCTGGAAGAAGGCCAACCCCTCGCTCGGCCACACGCTGTCGATCGAGGACTTCGCCAACGACCTGGCCAAGGTCCGCGAGTCCCCCTCGAGGCTGAATAACTTCCTCCGGCTCCGCCTCGACATCTGGACCGAGCCCGAGACCTCGTACATCAGCCACGAGGCCTGGTCCCGCTGCGGCGGCCCGATCGACGTCGCCGCGCTCGCCGGGCGGAAATGCTTCGCCGGCCTCGACCTGTCCTCGAAGAAGGACATCACCGCCCTGGTCCTGCTCTTCGAGGGCGACGACGGCGGGATCACGCTCGTCCCCCGGTTCTGGATCCCCGAGACCCAGGCCAGGGAACGCGAGCGAGAGGACTCGATCCCCTACTCGTCCTGGGCCTCGCAGGGGCTGATCACGCTGACCCCGGGATCGGGCATCGATTACGACCTGATCGAGCTGGAGATCCTCGACCTCAACGGCCTGTACCGGATCCGCTCGATCACCTCAGACGACTGGGGCTCGGCCGAGGCGGTCTGCCAGCGGGTCGCGAAGAAGGGGATCAAGACCGGGTTCATGGGCCAGGGCTTCCGGTCGATGAGCGAGCCCACCAAGGAACTCGAACGCCTGGCGATCATCGGCAAGCTCAACCACGGCAACAACCCGATCCTCGGGTGGATGAACGGGCATGCCGCGGTCGTGTCCGACGCCGCGGCCAACGTCAAGCTCGTGAAGCCCGCGGCCAACAGCCCGAAGAAGATCGACGGCCTGATCGCGTCGATCGAGGCCCTCTTCGCCCTCCTCCTGACGAGGAAGGCGAAGCCCAACGCCTACAGCACGCGCAAGGTCGAATTCCTGTCCCGGAAGTGACGCACAAATCATGCGGCGATTCGCCAAGAAGATGAAGGGACGGCTCCGCCTCCGGTCCGGCCCGGGCGGCTCGCCGTCGACCAACGCCGGCTGGTACTACTCGGCGCTCCGGCCCAACTCCTCGGGCGTCCTGATCGACGAGGTCACCAGCCTCAACCTCGCCGCGATCTGGCGGGCGGTGACCGTCAAGGCCGGCGACCTGACCAAGCTCCCCTTAAACCTCTACGAACGCCTCGAGGGCGGCGGCCGTCGGCCCGACCCGTCGCACCGGGTCTTCGAGCTGCTCAACTATCCCAACGCCTACCAGGCCGGCCGCAAGCTCCGCCACGCGGCGATCGTCCACCTGATCCTCTGGGGCAACGCCTACCAGGAGATCATCCGCGACGAGGAGACGGGCGACCCGATCCGGCTCGAGCTGCTCGACCCCCGGTGGGTCGAGCCCAGGCGCGACGACGGCGGCCGGCTGGTCTACTGGCTGAGGGGCAAGAAGTCGCCCTGGTCGGGCAAGACCCACCTCCTGCCCGAGAACGTCCTCCACTTCACCGGCCTCTCGCTCAACGCCGACTCGGCCCTCTCGGCGATCCAGTCGATGACCGAGCCCCTCGGCATCGCCGCGGCCCTGGACAAATACGCCGGCACCTTCTGGGGCAACGGTGCGATCCCCGGCGGCGTGATCGAATGCCCGCCCGGCTGGGACGACGATGCCCGTGTCAACTTCCGCCAGTCCTGGCAGGACGAACACGGCGGGGTGACGATGGCCAACCGCACGGCCATCCTCGAGGAGGGGGCGAAATACGTCGCCACGGCGCTCAACCCCCAGCAGACCCAGATGCTCGAGGCCCGCGAGTTCTCGGTCGTCGAGATCGCCCGGATCGTCGGCGTCCCGCCCCACAAGCTCTTCGACATGAGCCATGACATCGAGCGCGGCCTCGAGGAGTCCAACCGCGACTACTTCGAGACCGACCTCGAGCCGATCTGCCTCATGATGGCCGACGAGATCGGCCTCAAGCTCCTCTGGCACGACGAGCGAAAGCGATACTACGCCGCCTTCGACATGAACAGCCTGATGCGTCCCAACGCCCTCGAGCGGGCCCAGGCCTGCGAGATCGAGATGAGGAACGGCGTCCTCACCCAGAACGAGTGGCGGGCCGACCTCGGCCGCAACCCGTTCCCCGAGGACGTCCGGCTCGTGCCGCTCAACATGAAGGCCGTCTCGGGAGAGACCGACCCCGCGCCCAACCCGGCCGA